CGGGAAGACGGGTACGGGCCAGGCATGGTGCGTCTGTCCGTGTGGCGGGCTGATGACTGCTTCGGCGTGGCCGACTACTGGGATGTGGCGTGGGATGGCCCGCAGTGCGGGGAGTCGGATGCGGAGGCCCGGGTGGTGGTGTACGGTCAGACCACCGTCCGGGAACTGGAAAAGATGGCGAGCGAGATGCTCCGCAAAGCGGAGAAAATGCTGGCCTAGCAGGTCGATCCCACCCGGGGGTACTGTGCCCCCGGGTTTTTGCGGCAACAAGGAGAAGGGCGATGAGACGATTTGTCAGTCTGGCCATGGAAAGCGTGGGCGTGGGTCTGATGTCCACCACGATGCTGGTGGTCTCCGTGTGCATGATGGACACGGTGGCCAACATAGCCAACGGGGTTTTTGCAGGGAACCTGGGGGCGGTGGCCCTGGGGACCGCGGGCATGGGGGCAATCGGTTTGGCTCTGCTGTTTTACTGCGACTGACCAGGGGCCTGGGAGGGGAAACCCTCCCGGGCTTTTTTTCGTTTCCGGAAGTACCGGCCGATCCTGGCCGGTCAAAATTTTATGAGTCAAACAGCAAGCGAACTGCACTCCTACAATCCCCCAGGCAAACCTCCGTGAGCCAAACCTCCGGCGAACTGCAATAGGGGTGAGAGGCGAAAGCTTCTCGGACACACACAACACACAGGGGCAAGACATGTGCAAGTACACAGAGCGGGCGCAGGAACTGGTGGGGAACTGGATGAAATTCCAGGCCTTTGGGTGGCATCCCATGCCTGAGGATGCGGACAAATGGTGCATTGTGTACACCCACAATCGGGACTCGGGTCTGCTGGAACAATCCAACGCCAAGCAGATCGCCAAGGTCATGCGGGAGTATGAGGATGCCATTGAGGAAAGCCACCGGCACTGGGCCTGTGGGTGGGTGGATGGCTGGTCGATCCGGGTCTATGACTCGGAGGGCAAGATCACGGAGGCCTTCAAGGCCTACTGCGACCTTCAGGACCGTCTGGAGGAGAACCCCGTCCTTGACGAGGAGGAGTATTCCAGAATGGAATACGAACAGACTTGGGAGAACTTGGAAAGTGTCGTGGGTCAGGTCTGGCGTGGGTCAGACCGGGATGGGGACCTGCCCGAAGGGCTGACCCAGGAAGTCTGGGATTGGCTGTGGGCGAACGAGCAGCGTGAGCTGGAGGACCGGGACGGTCAAGGCGGGTATCCGTCCGAGGAGTCGGTGGAACGGGCCATCGTGGCCCTCGGGCATCCCGCCCCGGAGGAGGTCGAATGAAGAAGGGTTTCACGATTGCGGTGGCGAGGCCCAAACCTCGCCTTCGCTATGCCAAAACAACCCAGGTCCGCCCCGGCAAGCGGGCCTGGGATCGGCGCGGTGCCGGGAAGTGGCGACCGGAAAGGTGAAGGGGGATACCATGCGACGACGGAAAGACAGCAAGGCTCCGGGGGCGATTGAGTTCAAACGCCTGCCGGTTGGGAAGGGCTTCCGGTTTGCGACCGAGTGGGACTTTCCCCATTCGGGGATGAAAACCGGGGTGGCGGTGAAAACGAGTGCCTCGGGCTACCGCTATGTCGCCGACGGCATGGAGTGCCTGGTCGGGAGCGGGAAGGCCCTGGTGGTGGAGGAGGAGGTGTGGTAATGAATCATCGGTGTTTCGACTCTGAGCGGGCCGACAGACTCAAGGAATGGTCGGCTTCGTTGGTGGCTGAGTGCAACCGGCTTTCCGACACCAACCACAAGCTGGAACTGACCATTCGGTGGTGCTGCAAGCAAATCCAACAGCTTGCCGGTTCGCCGCAGGGTAAACCAGACTGGGAATCTGTCATCTGGGAGATGTTTAATAACAACGACTTCAGTCGGGAGATTGTGGTCAGGGAAAAGAAGGGGAAAAAATGACGAAGTACCGGGTCAGTTTCATCGGCAGGACCGCGGGGGCCATCGGGATCACCTACCCGATCGTGGCCGAGGTGGAGGCGGCTTCCGAAGAGGAGGCCAGGCTGAAGCTCTACGACCGCTACGAATGGATACTGTTTCCGAAGTTTGAGGTGATCGGCTGACCTGGGGGAGGGGGCGCAAGCCCTCTCCCCCTTTTTTTTATTTCTCCTGGCCCAGGGGCTGTCCCGGCCGTTTTCGGCCGGTCGGCATTTTTGGATTAGCAAGCAAAATCCACGAGCCAAACCCCCGGCCAACTGCACTCCTAGGCCGCCTTCTTGTAGACGCCCCAAAATATTTCGGGCCAAACCTCGCCAAACCTGCAATTAGGGTGAGAGGCGACAACCTCTCGGGGAAACGCAAACGCAAAGGAGATACACACATGCAAATCTGGAATGGCACTCTGCCTGATCACGGGGTGTATGTGGCTTGCCTTGCAAGCTACAACAACGGCGTGTTGTTCGGGGAGTGGATCGATCTGGACGGGAAAGACAAGATGGATATCCACGAGGAGATCAAAGCGATGCTGCTGCGGTCTCCGGACCCAGGTGCGGCCGAGTACGCTGTCCATGACTACTCCGGTATCCCTTCCAGCTTCGGGGAATGCCCGGACTGGGACAAGGTGGTCAGCTATGTGGAGGGATGCAACCAATGCTCCGGCCCGACGGAGGAGGAGGCGTGGGACTTCTACTGTCAGAACCACACCGAACCCGAATTCGGCCACTTTCAGGATTGCTACCGGGGCTGTTACGAGAGTACGGCAGACTACGCACAGTCTGCCTTTGAGGACGATGAGTCGCTGAAGAATCTGAATCCAACGCTGCTGTTTTGCATCCGTTGGGATGAGGTGTTTGAGGAGTTGCGCTGCGGTGGCGAAGTCTGGTCGCGCCGTGGCGAGTACGGGGTGCATGTGTTCAACAACGACTAAGGAGATCGTCATGAAGATTTCGGCAAATGAGTTATCGTCAGCCTTGTGCGATCTGCATGATGTCATGCAGTCACTGAGGAGAAGGCGAGGACTGGTCTGTCTAGGCGAGGTGCAAGAGTTCATGATCGGCCTTGAGGCCGAGATTGACATCGACCCATCGAAGCTGAAAGCCTGCATCGGGCAGGTCGAAGCCCTGCTGAAATCACTCGACAAAAAGACGCTGTTGTCATCGAAAGACGATGAGGATAGCGGGTTCACCATCAAAGACTGTCTTGAAGATGTTCTGATTTTCTTAGGTTCCCTTTAAGGAGGATTTGACCATGGCTGTTCTCAAGTTTGATTGTGCGAAGTTGCTTCCGATCGTCGAACATGCCCTCAAGGGCAGCGGACACAGCATGGGCTATGGTGGGGGCAAACCCCGTCCGGCCCTGTTCCTGGTCAAGGACGAGGGGGCGTACCTGATGTCCAACGCCGAAAGGACGCCGGAAGAAGCCAAGGCCCGCATCGGCGTCCTCTACGCCAAAGGCTATGATCCGACCAAAATGGATCTTGCCAAGCTGTGGGACAAATGCCACGCCGACTTGGGTGGCGATGACTTCGCCGAAACCTTCCCGATCGATCAGGTTTGGCTGGAGAACTGCAAGAAGTACAAGGTGTTCAAGATGCGGGTCAGCCCCAAGAGCATCACGGCCACCTTCAGCATGTGAACCCCTGGGGGCGGCCGCGGTGGCCGTCCCCTTTTTCTGGCGACAACGAGGAGAAGGCTATGAGCAAGTACGCTGTTGAAACCCTCATAGGTTGCGAGTGGGAAAACTGCTGGAAAGAGGACGATGTCGCTCCTCTGGTGTTCGACTCCTTTGAGGAGGCACAGACCGCCCTGCTGGAGTTCCTTGATGACATCGAGGAGGCCGTGAAGGCGGGCTTGATGCACTATGGGTACGACAAGGCCGACTACCGGATTGTGAGGGTGCAACCATGACCGAGGATCAAATTCACGCAATCAACTGTGCTCACGCCGATCTGGTGGGGGCCTTGCAAGCCAGGAACATGCTCCAGATTGAGTTGCATGACTGGAAAGCGCATCTGCTTTCGATCCGTGAATTGGAGGATGCGTTTGGTTTCCTCAAGCCGGTTGACGATTTGGAAGACTGAGGCAGCCAGGCCTGGGAGGGGAAACCCTCCCGGGCCTTTTTTCGTTTCTACTCCCAGGGTTTGCCGTGTACCGGCCGATTTTGGCCGGTCAATTTTTGGAAATAGCAAGCCAAACCCGCGGCGAACTGCACTCCTAAATACCCACCCACAAATCCAGGCCGAAAATTCCCGAGCCAAACCGCTGGCCAACTGCACTCATAGCCACCCCCCTGGCTTTGCCCAAAAAATTCCCGAGCCACACCCCGCCAATCCTGCAATTAGGGTGGATCGACGGAACACACACGAGGAGCATACGATGCACACGACACACAAGCGCAAATCGTACACATTCAGACGGCCGCAGGCATTGGAGGTTGCGAGGCGTGTGGCCCAGGCGCAAACGCCCTACGAGGCCATCGAAGGGATACGCTCTGCCTTGCAGGAACTGCCGGAAACGGGGCCGGGGCACACATGGCGAATGTGGGGGGAGCGTCTCCTCCAGTATCTGGAGGGTGCGTCCGACAAGCCCACCTTTGAGATCATCCGTGCCGAAGGCAACGCCAAGCTGCCGTTCTACTGCTTCAGCGTCGTGCCGATCTTCATGTGTCCCGGTGTCGGCGAGTGTGCCGACTATTGCTACAGCCTGACAGGCTGGAGACACGCCGGGGCCTTCTGGAGGCAGATACAGAACACCTTCCTGATCCGGTTCTACCCAGACAGGGTTGCGGACGCCTTCCTGGCCCTGCCCAGGTCCGCGGACTTCCGCCTCTATGTGGACGGCGACTTCCACAATGTCTGGGCGGTGGAATTCTGGTTCAAGCTGCTCCGGTTGCGACCGGATGTTCAAGCCTATGGCTACAGCAAGTCATGGGACGAACTGCTGGCCTACAAGGGGCCAGACCCAACGAACTACCTGCTGAATATCAGCAACGGTGGCAAGGTGCGTAAGGTCACCTTGGACGAGGTGCGTAAGCTGTCCTATGTCCGGGGCAACTTCATCGCCGTGGACATCCCGAAGGGGGTGGTCAAGGGGCGGTCGATGGAGGCAAGGTTCTCCAGCAAGGCGTACCATGAGGCGGTGCGCCAGGCTGGGCAGGACCTGGGCCTGCGCAAGGTTCTCTCCTGCCGTGGCTTCTGTGGAAGCTGCGTGAAGGACACGGAAGGCAACAACAGCCACGCCTGTGGGGATCGCCGATTCGTGGACATCAACATCCTCATCGGCAAACACTGAGCCAAACGGTTGGCGAACTGCAAGAAGGGTGGAAGTGGTTTCTCTCAACACGAAAGGGGTGCGGGATGAGCAAGATTGAAGATGCTATCAATGATTATGTCGAGAAAGCAATTGACAATCGTGTCAGCGACATGGACTGGCGGGACATCATCAGCGACAGCGTGGACCTCGCCGATATTGTCAACGATGCGGTGGAATGGGACGATCTCGCCAAGAGTGCTGTCAAGGAACTGAACCTCGCCAGCATCGTCTCCGAGGAGGTGGACTTCGGGGACCTGGCGCGGGATGCGCTGATCGAGAATGTCTCGACCGCCTTGGACGAGGCCATCCCAGGTGCGCTGCGGGATTTCGACTTCAAGCAGCTGGTCAGGGATCAGGTCGATTTTGCTGAGTTGGCGCAGCAGAACATCGACTGGCACGAGGCCGCCCGGGATGCGATGGAGACGGAAATGACCAGGCAGTTCCACGATCTGGAACGGGCCATCGATGACAAGGTCATCAAGTCCAACGGCTCCTTGGAGGAGATTGTCGAATCCCTCAAGGGCGAGATCACCATGCTTCAGCTGGAAGTTGCCAAGCTGAAGGGCAAGTCTTGGCTCCGCAGACTGTTCGGTCTGTGAGCCGCCCCCGGGGGGCCGGGTTAGTGTGTGGCCCGGCCCCCCGCCCCCCTAGACGGCGACAAGAAGGAGGCTATCATGTGGACGGTGGAAGTTTTTCACAGCGAGGCGGATTCCCCCAACGACAACTACGGCTGGAAGCTGTATAGCTTCAGTCCGAGGCACACCACCTTCAAGGCTCTGGATTCGTTCGACTATCCGATCCGGAGCAAGATGGACAAGGGGGAAGCCTACTGGCTGTCCTACTATGAGCATGGCAACTCCTGGTGGGGGCGGGCGGGATACAAGGTGCCCGCGGGGGTTGAGTTCACCTGGGACGGGGTGCGTATCGCCGGACTGCTGGTCTGGGAGGAGGACGAACCCGCCCCGGGGCCGGAATCCGCGGACGCCTTCCTCCAGGAGTACTCGGACTGGGTGAACGGCAGATCCTACGGATTTGTCATCCGGGACGCAGAGGGCGAGGTGATCGATAGCTGTAGCGGGTTGATCGGAGACGATTGGCTGGCACAGGCGGTGGCCGAGAACCTCCCGCCCGGGCAGGCCTTCCAGGTGGCGGGCAACGCCTACCATCTGGAGGACTTGATCCGTGAGAAAATCCAGGTTGGTGCCTCGGCATAGTGGGCGTCGACTTGGAGCGGGCCTGACCAACCCGCAAGCCTGGCCTAGGGGAAACCCTGGGCCAGGTTTTTTTCGTTTTGTCCCGGCCCCTCCGGGCCGGTTGCCCATTTTTATGTGAGCCAAACAGCAAGCCAACTGCACTCCTATATCCGCGCCTTTTCCCCAGGACCGAAAATTTTTGAGCCAAACCCCGAATAAACTGCACTCATACATTCACTCCAAACTCCTGGCGAAAAATTCCTGAGCCACACCCCGAAACAACTGCAATAAGGGTGAGACGGCAAAACACTCACGGAGAACACAAGCATGAACATCTGCAAGTTATTCAAGAAGATTCAAGAGAACGGCGTGGATGAGATAAGTCTTAAGTTTTCCTCTGATGATTACCGTGGCAGCGAATTGAAAGAGATGGAATGCCATCCAGATACCCTGAAGGAGGACGATCTGATTCCGGCTGACTTCGTCAAGGAAGTCCTTGGAACCGAGAACCCGGAGGAGATGTCTCTGTGGGAACTGGTTGAGCGGGCTGCGCTCCTGACCGCGGATCACCTGGCGGGCGGGTGGGATGAGGTCGAGGTCACCTTCAACATCTGGGACGGGGAGGTGGGGGTGCGGGGGTGGTCGAGGAACGAATTCAGCGTGAGTCAAACGGTGGCCGAACTGCAATAGGGACAGAAAGGGGGTGCTTCATGAGCAAGGTCGAGGGTGCGGTGATCATAGAACACGGCATACAGATGCCCAACGGCAAGACGAAGTGGGTGGCCGCCGAGGTGCGCTACGAAGCGGACAAGGAGGTGATCCACTACGGCAAGCCGGAGATTCTCAATATCAAGGATCAAGAGGTGAAGTCGAATCTGGAAGGGTTGCTGGTCGGGCTGATCGGTTGCAAGGGGGCGTTCTTCGTCCAGGCAACCAAGGCCATCCGTCAGGATGAGAAGCGTCAACTCAAGAAGCAGGAGGGCAAGCAATGACGATGGTCGAGGAAATCTGTGACAAGGTCAGGTCGGAGTTCCCCAATGCCGAGCCGTACATGGCACACTTCGGACTGTACGGGGTGATCCTCCCGTGGGACGGCAAGGTGATCGTGGTGACGGACTCAATGGAGGAGGGTGGGTCCCTGGTCGTGGGCTGGTACACCCAGGAACAATGGGACAACGGAGCATCAGACAACCTCGGATACGAGGAGGTCAGTTCGGTGGCAAGGGCAATGGAGTGGGTCAACAAGTGGACGGGAGGTGACGCATGAAGGATTTCGTGAAAGAGGTCTTCGACCTGTGCGACAAGTACTACGAGTTTGGTGGCGACATCATCGTGGAATGCTGGACTGAGGAGCAGGTCCGCAGCGAATTCAAGAACATCCAAGAGGTCAAGGATTACATTGCGCTTCGCCTGGAACAAAAGCTCAACTGCCGGTGGGGCGAGGACAACGATCCCCAGCTGGAAGAGTACCGCAAGGCCATGGAATGGCTGAGTGCAACATAAGGTAGATTATCGGACACTACATCGGAGGATAGATCGCATGGCTAAATTTTCCGTAAGGGTCGAATGGACTCAGTATATGTCCATCGATAAAGAGATTGAAGCAGATAGCTACGGGGAGGCCAAGGCCAAGGCTTTGGCAATCGACCCCAACTGGGTTGGGCCGGAGGAAATGACCTTCGGTGACATCGTGGACGATGTGGTCACCATCATGGACGGGGATCAGATCGGGTGTAATGGGGTGCCTTTTTGCGACAACGAGAAGGAGGTGGGCAATGGTTGAGACCAAACGATTCCACAAGTCGGTTCAGCCCTGCGAACTCTGGGACACGCCCCACAAATGCTACTCCTGTGCCTGCGCCGCGGCGGCCGACTACCAGGAGTGCAACGGGATCGCGCTGGCCCTGGAGGATGCGGGCATCGACTGTACCGTCGAGCAGACGGGCGGGATGACGATGGTGGTCTATGTCTGGTCGGCGGATCACACGAACTGGATCAGCATGACCAACGAGGGGATGGGGTGGGTCAAGGGTGACTACGATGAGGGGTCTTTTGAGGACTTCGTCAGTTTCCCCTGCGACTTCCTCGACTACGAACACCCCGAGGGTGGGCTTCAGAAGGAGCATTTGGACGAGATCGTCCGGATCGTCAAGGAGAACCTCTGGAGGATTGGCAAATGACGAGGGTCTGGATCGGCAGCATCCCCGGCATCTACGGCTACGGCATGATCGTGGCTGGTAAGGACAGGGCGACCTGTGAACGGAGCCTGCGGGCCAGGATGCAGGAGTGGCTGGATCGCTCTGGGATTTCTGGGGGTGCCCCCAGGCACCTGACTGACCTGGCCGAGGCGTTGGAATACTTCGGCGGGGCAATCAGGGAAATTGAGGCAGGATGGGTCTACAACGACAACTTTGGTTGAGAGGAGGTGGGCGATGAAAAAGTATTCGGTGCTGGTCAAGCGGTTCACGGAGGAGTACTGCCGGGTCGAGGTCGAAACGACCGAAACTGACGAGGCGAAAATCAAGGATCAGGCGATTGAGCGGGCCTTTGACCAGGGCGACTGGTCCCTGGGCGGGCAAGATTATGATGTCGAAACCACCATCGAGGAGGTGACTGATGACAAAGACCGATGAGCTGAAGCATCTGGACTGGCTGATCGACCAGACGCCTTCCGGATACATCCGGGATTACCTCCGGGAGGCGAAGCCGTTCTGGGAGGAGGGGGTGCGGTGTGACATGCTCATCACGACCGCTGCCGACCTCCGGAGCCAACGGGCCGCCCTCTCCGAGGAGGTGGCCAAGCTGGAAGCGAAGCGCAAGGAGTTGGAAAAGCTGGTTGCCGATGGCAGGCGCAGCCTGGACGCCATCCAGACGAGGGCGAGGGAGATGCGGGAGAACTTCCGGATCGCCGACCTCGCTCTGGCTCATGTCCACAACACGCAGCCCGCGCCACCGCGGTGATGCCCAGGGCCTGGGAGGGGATGCCCCCTCCTGGGCCTTTTTTTATTTGTCTGTATCACCCGTATTTTCCCGGTTGCGCTGAAAATTCTCCGAGCCAAACCCACAAACAACTGCACTCCTTTACCGCCTCCCAAAACAACCGCCGAAAATACCCAAGCCAAACCCCGACCCGACTGCAATAGAGGTGACGAAACAACTCACACTCACAGGGGGTGCAACATGAGCAGGCAGTTTTATTCTTACAAAGACATGATTGACTACTTCGGATACGACCCCGCACAGGAGGACGAGGGGGAGGATCAGCAGGTGCGGGTGATGCAGGAGGCATCCGCAGCAGAGGAACTGATCATCGAAGAGTTCAACCGGGACTTCCCCCTGGGTGGACCCGACCAGGCCCAGGTGCCCCCGCGGGAACTGCCCAAGGACGAGCTACCTTTCTAATTCTTAAGAAAGTCATGTTTTGACCCTATGTAGATACAAAGGAGGTTGATATGGATCACTATCAGGCTATCGTGGATGCCGTCAACAAGTTCAACCGGATGCGAATTGCCAATATTTCACACGGTGCATGTGATTCAGAGATATATTATGCCTTCAGGAATGTAATCCGGCAGGCAATTAAGGGGCGAGACCCCTATATTCCTAGGTCGCAGAGCGAGTGGGAACTGTATGAAACTGTCGGGGCAGACGAGGCAGCAGAGATTCTGTATCAGACTGCTGCTGAGGTGGTCAACACCATACGAACCTGCCCTATCCGCTATATCGCTCAGGCGAAAGAATTGGTTGACTCGTTGTAAACCCAATAGTAGATTGTAGTTAGGCCGATATATCACGGTCTAATAGATGGATAGAAGGTAGTATCATGTGTTTCATGCCGTCTGCGCTTGTTTTTTGGGCGGCGGCGGTTCAAAAAAAGGAGGTTTTATGGCAAGTGAAAGCAAACAGTATGGGGTGTTGGTCTGCCCCAAGTGTGGCAACGACTCCTCCTCCAAGGAGAAAATCACATACCGTTACCTTATGTGGGTTTCCCATGAGGTAAGGGGAAAGGATGAGGATACTATCGTCATTGAAGGGAATGACGCTGATCAGGAGTTCGTTGGGGTGGGGGTGAAGACAACCGCAACCAATGTCCCTGACGAACAACTAGACTGTTCTCACTTCCATTGCGGAGCCTGCCGGTGGAACTGGTGGGAAGACAAGGACAAAGACTTCAGGTAAGGCCGACCGGGCTAACAAAGGAGGAACGAGAATGCCGAATTACAAGTATACCATGACCGAACAGATCACGGCATCCATTGAGGTGACCGTGGAGGCAGACAACGAAGAAGAGGCTATGGAACTGGCAAGGGAAAAGGCCTTTGCTATCCCCCTGCATAGGGAGGAATGGCAGAGCGAATCCGAGATCATCGAGGAAGACATTGAGGAGTTGCGAGGGGAGGTGCGGAATGGCTAAGTACACGGTGTTGGTGACCGAGAGCATCAAAGCTCACATCTATATCCAGGTCGAGGAATATGATGACGACCAGGCCCTGGAGAAGGCGCGGGACGAGGCCTTCAACACGCCGTTGAATCAGTGGACGATCACCGACGAAGATGGCGACATGGAGTTTGAAAAGGAGTTGGGTCGGGGCACGGAAAAGTGCGATAACTGCGGTGTTTTGACCGATAATCACCACGAAGTGGTTTGGGAAAGCACCGGAGATGTGGAGTTGTACTGCGACAATTGCCATAAGGAGCAGTCATGCAATACCCAGAGTTGAAGGCCTGGAAAATCCGCAACGCCGACGATGGGAAGGCCTACATTCGGTGGCTTGTGGCCAACAAACTGACCTTTCATTTTGACGACAGTCCGGAGGACATCATCTGGTCGGGGACAGACAAAAAGCCAACCCCGGAGGATGTCGCCGAGTTGTCGAGAATCCACGATGAGTTGTGGGGCGCAGGCGATCCCTGGGCTTGGCTGGAAGACCAGGAACTATGGAACCTTTATATGGGAGGTGAATGATGGATAGTTTCTTTGAATACATGGAAGAATTTCGGCAGCGTTACAGAGTCAGCAGAACCGCTGTCATCCGACTGTTGTCGGACTTCATAGACGATCACGGGGTGGACAACGAGGCGAACGGTTATGTGGGAGGCGCGGATGTGGACCTGCTCAAGGAGATGGACCCGACCGATGACTGAGCCAAACCGACAACGAACTGCAATAGGGTTGGAACGACTCACCGGGCTAATGGAAGGAGGACGCAAATGATCATTGACAGGCTGACAGGTGCAGATGTATCCGTGATTATAAGTGCTATAGATCTTGCTATTGAGGCTAGCAAGGGCAGGAGCAGGCGCATCAATGAACTCCTGACTGCAAAGCACAGGGTATTATGCGCCAAATCCGAGGAAGAAGAAGTTTATAACCCCGAGAAATCGGGGGGTGTTGTGGAGTGAGGGATATTAAGCTGGACAGTCTTAAGGAGGTTTCAATGGACATTTCTAAGCTGGCGGGTGCTTTTATGACCCATCACGACATTCTGGATGAGTTCCGCCCGGACTGGACGGAAGAGCGGGCCAAGGCCTGGCTGGAATGCAACCGGAAGAAACTCGGCGACCTCATGTACCAGGCAGGACTGGATGCTATGGAGAGGTTGCTGGACAAGCAGTACCCCAGGGGCGAGTTCTGTGAGTGTTGTGAAGACTTCTTCGACGCGTCGGACATGGTCGGGGACACATGCAAGGACTGCATGAAATCGGCGGGTCAAACGAAGGACGAACTGCAATAACAACAGGAGGTGTTCAATGCGAATTCTTGTGGCTTGCGAGAGCAGCGGTGTGGTGCGTGAGGCTTTCAGGTCTTTTGGGCACGATGCCTGGAGTGCGGATGTGCTTCCGGCAGACGATGGCAGTCCCCATCACATTCAGGGGGATGCGACGAAGATTCTCGGCGATGGGTGGGACATGCTGATCGCTCACCCCCCATGTACCTACCTGACGAATGCCGGGGTGCGTTGGTTGTACAACGCCGACGGGACCAGGAACGAGGAGCGTTGGGAGGCGATGCGGGAGGGCGCAAAGCTGTTCCTCGCCTTCTGGAATGCCCCGGTGGAGAGGGTGTGTGTGGAGAACCCCGTCATGCACCGATACGGCAAGGAGATCATCCGAGCCAGCTTCGCCCAAAGCGTCCAGCCCTACGACTTCGGACACAAGGAGGTCAAGCGGACTTGCTTCTGGCTGCGTGGCCTACCCAGGCTTGAGCCGACAACCAACCTGAAGCAGGAGACGATGTCCCTGCCGTACAAGGACCGGGCGAAGGTGCATCTGACCTCGCCGGGGCCGAACCGATGGAAGATACGGAGCAAGACCTACCGTGGGATTGCCCGAGCAATGGCGCAGCAATGGGGAGGGCGATGACGATGTCTATCGGCAACTACCGACAAGAATTTACCGACTACGACGAGGACTTGACAACGCGTGTCGCCCCCCTCCTGGGGATGGGCTTCAAGGATGTGTCCTGGAAACAGGATCAATGCCCACACTTTGCAAGCGACACGCTCTGTGTCTGGATCGACTACAAGGACCCGGAGTTGCGGTACGATCCGGATGCCGGATGTCGGCGCTACACGGTGGTGAGGCTGGAGGGTGGATGCTACAAGAGTGTGGTGGAGTACATGCTGGAAACCGATGACTGGCAGGATGTTCTTGACTTGGTCCGTAAGGACATGGCAGTTTAATGTTACCTAGGAGGACAACGATGAAGATCAAGGCTGATTTGACGGAAGCGGAATTCGATGGGCTGGATGCGAAGCTGTTCATGGAAGTGGGCGGGACAACCACGGTGTTGTTCTGGACCCTGTCCAAAGAATGGGCCGCCTTCAGCATCGGCTGGCAGGAGGAGTCGGGCCGACTGAACTTCTACGAAGGAACCGAAGTGGTGAAGACAAAACGCAACATCAGCCTGGAAGATGCGGTGACGCTAGTCCGGGCGGCGCAGATTGAAAGGAGGGCGTCATGACCGAGGAACTGAAGGTGGCGATTCTGAAGTACATCGACAGGTGGGGATTGGGCAAGGATCACAGATTCTACGACCCGAAGGAATGGCAGGGGCGAGGCGAGGAGATGGGGCAGTACGCCGACCTCACCCTCACCTGCGAGGGAACTCTCAATCATGTCCTCAACGGTTACAGGACAGACTCCAGGCATCTGATTGATGACTTCAACCGGACGGTGAACGGTACTGGTTACTGGTACGAATGGGGTCATGCTTGGTCGATTCACTTTTACAAAATGGAGAAGAAATGATCTGGAATCACATCAAGACCTACTCGGCTATGGAAGATGGGGCAGAGGCTTCAGTCTATCAGTCGGGTGACTTGGTCAAGTTCTATCAGATCGTGGTCAAGCCCAGGAGCGGGTGCGGGTTCACAATCAGCACGGGTTCGGGGATGGGGCACGAGGCGAACTGGATCGCCAAGCGGATCAGCGAGGGAATGTTGAGCCTAACCCCAGGGAAACTGCAATAAGGGTGAAAAGGAGGTGACACATGGCGGTTGAAGAGACTTTGGCGTACAAGATCAATCTGGCATGGCCGAAGACATACGAGTGGCACAAGATGGATGCGGGTCAAGTCCAAGCGTTGAGCGATCCGCAATACATCGGCGGCTTGGTGAATAAGCCGGTCAAATGGGGAAAGTTTCTCAATCGCTGGGTTTGTGCCTGGGCGATGCAGAAAATCCTCCCCTGTGGATGGATTTACCGCGTCGGACTGAGGAATGGTAAGACTTTCGACTATCTGGTTGTTCACAAGGAGGAAGTGCAATGAGCGAGTTGCTGCATGCGAAACTGAAAACTCTGTGCATATTCATCGAAAAGAAAGAGGATGGCTATCTCCTCTCCTGGGGCGACTATGTGGCGAACAGCTGGGATGAGAAGTGCGCCACGCTCAGCCAAGCCCTGATCCGGGCAGCGATGCTGGCGAGGATCGATGAGAGCGATAGCGACAAGTTCTTCACCGTGTCGGAAGAGGAACTCCCCGCAGTCAGCGAAAAGTTCTTCGGCGAAACACTTTCCGACTAACAAGGAGAAGTGACGATGGCGATTCGACCGAGCCTGTCTCTGTGGCGTTACATGTTCGTCAACAAGTACGCCCAACTGACAGGCATGTCCTGGGAAGACGGTGGCGGCGACGATGAGGAGATTGAGAAATACTTCGATCTGAACTTTACTCCAGCCGAGGCGGTGGAAGATCAGATATGTAAGTATGATCTGGATTGTGTTCTTTAACCCAAAGGAGGAATGGCAAATGTTAAAGGATCAAGTGCATGTCGGTATGAAGGTGTTGTTCGGGAGACCGAACGGGACAAAGACCCTGGGTGTGGTCGAGAAAATCAACCCATCGAGGGCGAAGATCAAGAAATTCGACTCTCTGGGGTCGATGTGGATGGTGCCCTACTCGCTGATCTACCCTATCGATGGCGACATCGAAAAGCCCGGGTTGACCCAGCCGGTGAGCATGGTGCATCAGCGAGTGGAGCAACTGGTCAACCGCCACGGCCTGGCCGAGGTCGTTGCCGCCCTGAAGAAAATCACCGGGAAATCCGAACTATGAAAATGGTGAGGATGTCAAGGGAGGCGGCCGCGCAACTCACAAAGATCATTGAGTTGCACGGTTCGTCTATCTTGCCAAACAAGGACTTGCTGCTGCTGATGAAGGAAGTCAGCAGAGTCTTCTTCAACAATGACACGGGGGACAATCCAGATGCGACAAAAGAGAAAGTTGACAGCGTTCGTCTACAGGAATCTCCACCACCCAGGAGTGGTCTGGTCCGCAAAATCAAGCGAGGGGAAAGTCATTTTGCATGACGAGAACCTCCTAGTTAAGAATGTTCAGTTCGTTGTTCAGCCAGGCGGCCGGGATCGGGTGAGGGCATTGGGCAAAAAGCTGGTTCATGCCGGAGTCAAGGGGGAGATCGTGACCGACCCCATCGAGGCTGGCAAACTCATCAGCAGTATGCCCAAAGACAAGACTGCCTACTACAACCCCTACAAGGTGGACAGTTTTGTGGACGGCGACGGGAAAAAGCTCGAGACCGCGGGGGTGGTGCTGCTGACCAGCGTGGACGGCAAGCCCAGGCTTTTCTTCCAGGAGGCTGCATGATGGCGAACAAGAACACCGAACTGCCCGATCTGGGGAGGGTTAGCCTGACCAAGATGCGAAAGCTGAAGGTTGGTCAGACGATTGGTTTTGACCGGCCTGATGTCCGGACAGATCGGTATGTCAGCGGCAATATCATGAGGCTCAGGCTCCTGGGCGGGGAATACACGACCAAGATCGCAATCCTGGTCGATCCCAAGGCGGCGGTTTCCAAGAAGGTTATTTTTGTAACAAGGACAGAATAAAATGACACATCTTGATTGGAGAAAGGTTACGAAGGAGGTATCACAATGAACAGGTTGTCGGAACTGTACACGGCAAACGCCTTCGGGGATGTCGAGTTCCTGAAGGACTTGAGCGTGGATGAACTGGTTGACGAGTGCGGGAAACTGCTGCGGCACTGGGTGGGTGTGCTGGGTTGGGACCTGGGCGACACGACCGCAGACAAGATCGCCAATTTTCTGGAAAGGGAGTGGGGACGATGATGTACGAGATTCAGTTTGAAAACGAGATCAGCAGCGGTAGAAAGATGTTCCATGCAAATTCAGAAGTGGAGGCGTTGAGAAAATTCCGAGAATCCTACGAAGGTTATGAGATTCCATCGCACTGGGTGGTGGGCATCTGGTCCGTTGACTAATGGAGTTCCATGAGATGGAAATGATTCCCGATGACAACGCCTACAACTTCCGCTATTTGGAAGTTTCACACCGGGCCGGGTACTGCCAGCTATACGAGTTGAACGACCGCGTCTCGGTGAAGCTGATCCACGATGCAGCCAGGCAACTGAAGATGCGCTGGGCAGAAGCCTGGGCGACCCTCATGAGGGGCAACGAGCTTAAGCTGAAGAACTCGGTGTTTCGTTTGGCAAAGTAATTGACTTTTCTAGGAGGACAGATTAATGTTGAAGTGCAAATTGCAACTACGAAATTCAATCTTGGGGCGGGGGCTTTTCCCCGTTGACGGCGAATGCAAGTCGATCCTCGACAAGCTTTACGGTTCCGACTACGACAAGCTGAAGAGGAGCGAAGTCTGCTGTATGAAGAACGATGTCCAGGCATGTCTGGCCCACATCCGATCCGTCGCCAACAGCTACGGTTTGAAAGTGTCGGTCTGCGGCAGCAAACACGCCCCGACATTGAGGTTCTTCGCCAGGAAGGAGATGGAGGACAAACCGACCGAGGAGGTGTCGGTTGATCTGCGCTACTCCATGTGGAGTGACGAACAGGCCATGTGGGAGGAGTTCGCCCCAGGTGTGTGGGAGAAGATGCGGAACGCGTTTGAAGGCAAGTCAGGCCCGATAACGATTCACACAAACCCCAAGAAGGAAATCTACCACGGCACGGTGACCATTTTCAAAGGAAAGGCTTGCGGTGCCCTGACCACGGAATGGGACGATCCCGAATCCCTGGCTGGCACGCTGGGCGTGCCTTGCGACGAAGCTTTCATCGATTCGATTCCATTCACGGCAGAGAACATGGCTCCTGGGATTGGATGGAACTTCAAGATCAAGGCAAGAAGTTTCCAGGCCTTGGTCAAAAAGATAGACAGAGGGGAGGGAGAACTGATCAAGCAAGACGAAAACGAATGGGACCTTCTGGCGAAATCGGTTAGTCAAACGAAAAGCGAACTGCAATAAGGATGAAAGGGGGTTTGCGATGACGAAAGACGAACATGTGAAACGGACGATCAAGGCTTACCGCGTCGTGATCCGAAAGATCAAGAGGCTGAAAGCCAAGAAAAATCCTCTGGCAGATTCTTATCAACTGTTGGCCGGGCTGGCTTCTGCCCATCTGGCTGAGCTTGGCGTGGACTTCAAGAAGATTCTGCGCCAGGAATTTCCAAACGCAAAGTGGGAGGATTGATCATGGCCCAGAAAAAAAACTTGGTTTCTTTGCCGGGGCGTGGAGGAAGCGGTCGGTATCTGCTGCAAGAGTTTCCCATCGACTGGGACGGTCGCGGGTTTCAGTATGAAAAATTGTACGATGATCGTGCGAAGTACAATGTGTTCCTTTCCAATGAGGGATGTGAACACGACAGCTGCGACTGCCCGGATGCGACCTTCCGGGAAAGGCGGTGCAAACACATCGAGGCAGCCAGGGCGTTCCTGGTTGCAAGCTTGAGGAAAGGAGTTTAAGAATGAACGAGACAACCACCACATGGATCGACCTTGCGTCCGAACAAGCAGACATCGCAGCCGAGTCTGTTTTTGAAGCGGCGAAGGAATTCGTCAACGAAAAGGACGCTCAACATCTGGCTGACCAGGCATGGGCTAGGACGATTCGTTTTGAGTTGTGGTCTCCTGGAAGCAAAACAATCAAGGAGATGGGTGCTTCCGATGAAGGTATCATCTGCGGCAACATCATTGACTGGCTCAGAAGGAGGGCAGGCGAATCACCAAAACTCAAAAAATATGACATGGCCTTTAGGCTCCTGGAAGAAGGATGGTTTGCCTTCAAATAGACTTGCCTATTTTGTGGCCTAACAATAGGCTGTTCTATGGCGTTATGTCTTTTCATGGAGGAAACGATGAGCGGAATGGAAGCAAAACTGCTGGCAAAGCTAGTCGCAATCGAGCAGGTAATGTACGAGGTAATGACCGATGAGCAGCGGCAAGAATTTGCGACGCGGGTTGCGTGGCGAATGCTTGAGTGGGACAGCGAGGACATCCTGGCAGGGACGATCTGGGAGGAAATACAATGATCAAAATGATCTTGGTGTTTGTCGCCGCTTTCGTGGTTGGGTGCTGCTGCCAACGGTCGATGACCGTCAAAAGCAAATTTGATCCGTACAACCAAGCGAAGCCGGTTGAGTCGATTGAGTTTCAATGGAGCATTACTTACTAGGAGGTGAGGTGATGGTTCAAATTCTGGTAATTGCTGGCCTTTTGGCCACGCAATGGTTGTTCTTTTACTGCGAATGGGACAATGGAGGTGATCAATGAACAGATTGCTTAAGATTTTTTCTAAGTGTGAACAAGATATCCACAAGCGATTTGGCAACAATGCTGATCTGCTAGAAGCCAAGGGACCGCCGAGGTGGTCTCCGGAAACATGGGGTTGGGTCGAGCAAAGGGTCAGCCTTTTTGAGGAGGTGGCAGAGTGGGCAACACCCCAGGAAAAACAGACAGTTCGTTCCTGGTTGGGAGGCAGCGTCGAAGAATACAATGCCAAGGATGCCGTGGTGCGAGCCTGCTTTGAACATGTGGTCGCAACAGTAGATCGCTTCCTCAACGAGAAAGGACACAACTAATGGGAATTGCTTTTGCGATTGGCATGGTTCTAATTTTTCTCAAAGCGTTCTTTGATGAACTGGAAGAACTCTCCTGGGGTTGTACCCGTTATGTCGGGAGAAAACGATGAAGCTGGTAAAAAACAACGGGAAAATCGTGGTGTTTCGACATCACGATCATTTTCGCCAGGCGGTTTCCAAAGGCCACCCCAGAAGAATCATTCTGGAGGTGGCCGGTTCGTTTGCCCATCTGACTGTACTGGCCAAAGAAGGCCGGTTGACGATTACTTACCCCAGCGTGGCAGCCATGAAAAAAGCTTTGGCAAACTGGCGTTCGCTGGAAGGTATCCCAATGATCGTCAACGGGAAGAAGCGCGGGTGCGTTTCTCGGAACAATCCGGAACTGATCGCATAAGGAGCAACAATGCCCAGGGGAAGAAGGCCGATTGAGGAGATCACCGACAAGCAGAAAGAAGTTCTGAAGCTGCTCATCTCTCTGACGGAGAAAAACGGCTATCAACCGAGTCGGGACGAGCTAGCTCTGATCATTGGAACGACAAGACATGCGGTGACACAGAGGGTTTGGCAGCTTGAGAAAAAAGGCTATCTGGAAAAACCTCCGCAGGGAGGCGAAAGATGTCTGAGGATACCAGGCATCAGTTTCAGGGCTGTGCGGAACAAGCAGGAGATACCGGAAATGAACCGCGGTGTGGTCAAGGAAATCGTGGGGGGAATGAAATGAGCAAGTATGTGGCGGTAGTGATCGACTGCGAGAACAACGCCGACCTGTGGTGGGAGAACATGCGGAAGTGCGCCCCGGCGTTCACCGCATCCCTCTCCAGGGACGGCGTGGCTGTGATCCGCAAGGAGTTGTGCGAAATACTGGCTGGCGTACCTGGCTATAAAGAAAGTGACTCGCCAGACTACGCCCCGTTCCCGGTGATCTTTTACGAGGAGGGACACAGGGACTGGGAATCGCTGACGAGAGAAACGCATCTGGTTTTTGACGAGTTGTCCTAACAGGAGGATGTGCAATGGAAAGCTTGACGGATTTGGACTGCGTGATGATCGACAACATCCGTTTCATGCGGAAAGTCCGCAACAGCCCTGGGGGGCCATCAAGTTCCGGCTCGTATGCCAGCGACACCGGGCGATACTGGTTCGATGGCAAGGACGAGTCCGGCCTGATCCAGGTTTACCGGGGCGAAATCGGCGACAAGTCCAAGCCGGTCGGCGACGAGAACAGCGTCATGACCGAGATCATCTCCCGATGCGGGGAAAACGATCTGGACAAGCGCAAGGCCGCTGTGCAGCAGGAACGGCTGTATCGCATCTGGGGCGGACGGGAGGAGTACTACAAGACCTTCCCCTGGCTGAAGGGGGGCTATCTGCCCCATCGGGATGCCGATGTGGTGGACAACTGCTGCACGGAGTGCGGGGTGCGCGGACTGGCCAAGGGGCTGGTGCGGTGCAACCGGTGTCGTCGTGGTGAATTCTAACACGGGAGGCAGCGATGATTGAGGAACCGGAAAAGAATACCTGGGAATGGGACTTGGAGGAAATCCAGGCCACGATCGACGGCACCACATGGTTCGCCACGGTCACCATGGCGGGGGACATCTCCTGGAAACTAAAAGACTTTGAATGCTGTTCCACGGGGCGTTCCAGCGAGGAATGGGTCGGCAAGCCGATCAATCCCAGGGTGAAGTCGATTGGCGAGGCGTACAACGCCGACACCGATACGGTGGAGCCGCTGCCGGAGGGGGGGTGGGATGCCTTCTCTGCGGTGGCGATGGATCAGATCAATCTGCAAGAAATCGATATCCCGAATGTCGATCCTAAGACTGGGAAGGGTTTTCAGTAACCCGCTCCCTCCAAATCTCGACATTGGCTCCGGCCGCACGAAACATCTGAGTGCCGTACAGCCGGACCACCGTCAGCATCTTCTTCGACAAATTCTGAAACAGTTCCTGGCCGGACGGGGAGTCGAGGGCACCAGCCCAGACCTCCTGCCCGGCCAGATGCGCTAAGCCCGCCGGAGTCTGGTGGGCCGCCACCGGATACAGCATCACCCCGCTCCTGTCCGGTCGCAGATGGTCGGGAATCCACCCGTACAGGAAGGCGCAGTTCCAGGAGCCGCAGACATCAGGCCTGGACGGATCCGTCCAGATTCCGCAGCCACCCCCCTTTTTTCTGTGGGCGCAATCCGTGTACTCCGGTTTTCCTAACTCCCGCACCTCCAAGATTCTACAGCAAACATCACACTCGCCACAAGACTTGGATAGCGTGTTTAATGCGATTCTGTCCATGATCTTCCTTGATGGGCCAATCGTGTCTGTTTACTGGTTATAGGTAGATTGGACATAGCCCCCGGTTGGGCAAGCCGTCGCATCAGCGGGACTGCGGTCAATGGTGCAGGTCGTCGACCCCGACCGTCGTGTAGTGGTCCTTCAGATATACATCAAAAGCTATCTGTCGTAAGCTTGGTGCCCGGTAAGGTAAAGAGGAGTTCACGGCCGGGAGGGGAATCAAATTCCCCGCTGCCAGAGAACAGCGTTGTCCGACAGGGCGACTCTGGCGGATGAAGTGGTTTCCACCCCAGGCTCTTTTTACCGTCTTGCCGGGCCTCCTCACAGACAGAAAACCTTGGACCCAGTACAGCCTTCCAAGACAGCGTCGACAGGAAGAAGCGGGCAAAGACCCCCAGCCCTGAGCGCAAAGCGTTGACGGTAGACGCTCGGGTGGTGCTGCACGGCATACCAATCTCTGGTTTCAAGGTAAAGAGTTATTGAATTGCCACAAAAGAATCATTTGTTTCAGATTCATAAAAATTCTACTTGACACCCCAAATTGCCTAGTTAAGCTTAATAAATCAACCTATTCTTGTCTGCAATAGGTTTAATTTTGTTATGGGAATAGTCGGTCAGGAAGACCCTCGTTGCGCGTCCCCGCAGAATCGAGGTTCTGATGAGTGTTGAGCTGGACAATCCCGTCGAGTCGCTTTACTTGGATGGCTATTTGGATTCCATCCTGAACCGCAAGCCGATGCTCAAGCAGGAGTGGGAGGTGGAAGACTTCCGCCAGGAGCTGGCGATGAACTACCTGCGCAAGGTTCCGGCGGACAGGCGTCGCTCCATGCCCGATGACCACAAGCGTTTCCTGGTCAAGCGGATGGCCGTGCAGCTTTCCAACGACAAGCTGCGCCAGATGCAGAGGGGCAAGCGCGACTGCCGTCTGACGCTGCGTAGCCACGACATCGACCTGCCCGAGAGGAGAGAGGACGCCCTGGACAATCTGTGCAGCGAGGAGTCCTGGGCATTTCTCCGTCGACGCCTGAGCGACGAGGCCTGGCAGATTTTCTGCCTGAGGAACGCCGACCTGAGCTGGGACGACATCGTCAGCCGGATCGGTCGAGGCAATGTCAACTCGTTGCGCATGCGTTATTGTCGTTCGATCCGCAAGGTGGCTACTCTCTTGGAAGAGGCCGCCGGAGTTTGCGATGATCGAGCGCAGGGGGGATCTGTTTAGGCAGGAACGCGGCTGGGTCGGCATTCCGACCAGCTGTGTCATCACCCATTCCGTCAAAGGCCCGCGGTTGGTCATGGGGGCTGGCGTGGCCAAGGAAGCCCGGGACAGGTGGCCTGGGCTGGATCGGTTCTGGGGCTACCATGTGCGTGATCACGGCAATGTCCCGTGCGTGGTACCTTGGTTGCAGATTGTGTCGGTACCCACCAAACACCACTTCTCTGAAAAATCCGACCTTGGATTGATCCAAAGATCGGTTCTCTTTCTTTCCCATTGGGCTTGGGACAATGCGATTGAGGAAATTTACCTGCCCAAAATTGGATGTGGCTGCGGCGATCTGAGATGGGATCAGGTCAGGCCGTTGCTGGAAGGCATTCTGGACGATCGTTTTGTCATTCTCAGTTGAGGTGTCACACACAAGTGTGGCGCCTCTTTTTTTATTTACCCACCGCTGCACTCAAGTGCCCACATTTCCAGGTCGGCAGGGTAGTATCTGTCGAGTGATCCATGCAATCAAACCGGGGTATAGTCCTATGATCAATCCAGGAGCACCTGTCATGGACATCTCGGTTGAATACATGGTGAAACGCCATCTGCCCGATGTCCTCGAGGTGGAGCGGGGGGCGTGGACCTACCAAGACAAGGATTTCGGCGAGATACTCCATCCGTTCCATTGGGACGAGGCCAAGTTTATCGCCGAGGTGCGTCGCAAGTCCACCGTTTTCTATGTGGCGATGGAAGGACCGGTTGTCAGCGGATTCGCCATGGTCTCGCGCAACAAGGATCGCTCCACCACGACCATTGAGCGTCTGGTGGTTCACCCGCTTTTCCGTCGGCGTGGCCTTGGTTCCGCCATGCTGGAAGAAATTCTGACCCGCAGCGTCAGTAGTAAGTTTGTCGCCCATGTCAGGGAGCATGACCAGGACTCCATCTATTTTTTCCGAACTAAGGGTTGGCAGGGCAAGCTAGCCACCAATCTGTATGGTCGTGACCAAGACGGAATAGTTTTTTCTCGTCCAGATTAATTGCTTAACAATCGTCCTAGTTAAGAATATTCTGACACTAGTCAGCATTCTTTTCTGGGAGCGATTCATGCCTAACCAACTTCTTGAAGATGCCCGCGATATTCTGGATTCTCTTCTCCAAACCACCCAAAATTCGCCTTTTCATCAGCGTGTGACAGACGCTTATGTCAATGTCTCGCGCGGTATTGAAGAGTTGAAGAAGTCCATCTCCGAACGAGAGGGGATGTTCCAGAATCAACTGGTTCACGAGGCCATGAAACCCACCTGGGCTTCCACGGTCGATGTGGAAAAAGCGATCTCGGGCGATAAACCTGGCGACCACCTCATTTCCATCCGGCCCACCGAAAAGTTTGAGGGCTTTGAACTAACGAACGCCCTGTTCCAAACCAGAACGATTCCCATTTCGGCGATCACCAATCCAGCCAATGCCGCCGAAAAACAAATCACGCTGAATGCCATCAGCATCGTTGACGGCGGACTGCGGGTGTCCTTTGGTCCCGATGAACGATTTTATTCCGTCGAAACGGCCACTCTGCTGGCTGAGGATGCCCCGTGATACGCACTTTTATCGAGGGCGACCTGATGACGATCGCCGACTACCGGCTCCATCGGTGGTTTGAGGCGATAGAGAAGGCCAGAAAGTCTGGCTACCGGGTTGTCTCCGTCCGGTGTGTGCGCGGTTGGATTTTCAACTCGTATGTAGCGGCCCTGACCTTGAGTTCCGGGTTCGCTGTTGATTTTTCCATAGGGCCAGTTCGGAGTCGTTCCTGATGCGTTATTTATCTGTTTGCAGCGGTATTGAAGCAGCGACCCAGGCCTGGCACCAACTGGGCTGGACTCCTGTGGCATTCAGCGAGATTGAATCGTTTCCCTCTTCTGTTTTGAAGTACCGTTACCCCGATGTCCCGAATTGGGGTGACATGACCCGATGGAGAGAATGGCCAGATGAAAAGATCGAAGTCCTCGTCGGCGGCACCCCTTGTCAAAGCTTCAGCGTCGCAGGCCTCAGGAAAGGCCTCACTGACCCCCGCGGCGGCCTCATGCTTGACTATGTTGGAATCGCTGGGCGTTACCGACCTAAGTATATCATCTGGGAAAATGTCCCCGGTGTTCTCACATCAAACGGAGGACGGGATTTTGGAACCCTCCTCGGGGCGTTGGGGGACCTGGGGTATGACCTCGCCTACCGGGTTCTTGACGCTCAATGGGTCCGAACACAACAGTTTCCACACGCCGTCCCACAGCGTAGACGCCGTGTGTTCGTTGTCGGATGTCTTGGAGAGAGGGGTCGTGCCGCCGAGATACTTTTTAAGTCCGAAAGCCTGTGCGGGAATCCTCCGACGCGCAGAAAAACGGGGCAAGGCCTTGCCAGAGATGTTGCACCGAGCCTTGTTAGCAGTGGTCGAGGCGTCGAACGAACAGGAGAATCCCGAGGGCAAGACCCAGTCGTAGGTTGCTGGTGGGACGGCGGTCAGGTCAGCCAGACTCTGGACGCCGTCCTTTCCAAGGGGCAGACCATGCCGGAAAAGAACCGTTTTCCAGCCGTTCTTCAGGGCAAGTTGGATTGGCCTGCCGATGTCAGCTGCTCATTGAATGCGTCATTCGGAAACAAGCAGGGCCTGGAGGATCAGCATGTTGACAGCGCCTGCCCGATGTTTGTTCCTGGAGTGGTCGCTCCGACCCTGACTGCCACCAACGATCCCAGCCGCAGTCCTCAGTCGGCGGAAATCACCGCCCAAGTTGCTGCCGTTGTGGAAGCCATGGCCTTCGCCCAAAACCAAGTGGGCGAGGTGCGGACGAACAACATCGCCAACACTTTGAACACCAACAGCAATGCCAGCGGACGGAACACGCCGTTGGTCGCCGTGTCGGTGGACGAGGACTTGGTCCTGATGGATCAGGGAGGGTCGGTCATGCAGACTCTTCAGGACGGTTCCGTCGGGACTCTCCGCAGGGAAATGCACGGCCACGAGCCTATAGTCCTCCACGCCGTGGGGACGGACTGCTACAACGGGGCGATCACGGGCGATGTGGCGGCGACGATGGGAACGCCAGGCTCCAGCGTGAACGCCAGCGGGCCGACTGTCATGCAGCCTGTCGAAGTGCCGGATGTGGCCGGGACCATGAAGTCCTGCGCCAATTCTGGTGGTTGGAGCAACAGCGCAGATCATGCAGCCGCCGGATACATGCTGCCCGTTTCTGATACTGCTAATGGAGTTGCTTTTACCTTCAGCGGTTATTCTAACCAGCCAGCTTGGATAACTGGTGACAGGACAGATTGTTTGTCGTCAAGTGGACACAGCGACGGAAGCCATCAAGGCATAGGAATAATAACGAATCCGACATCGTTCCATCCAACTCAGGATCCGATACCGTCGGAAGACGGTAAGTGCCACGCAATCGGGTGCGGGAGTAAAACAGGCTGTGCGACGGCCGCCGTTGCTTATGTGAAATCCACCAATCCCCACAACAAGGAGGAGGCTCCCACCTTCAATGAAACCGAGGTCGCCGCCTGCCTGAACGGGTGGGACGAGAGGCACAACCCGCCAAAACACATGGCTATCGCCATGCAGGATGTCCGCGGGCTTGACAAAAAACAGAATGGGCGTGGTTGGAACGACGAAGGAACTAGTTACACGGTTGACGCTTCGGCTACTCAGGGGGTTGCTGTGGACGCTGAAGGCGTGGCTTATCACGCCAGCAGACGAGACAGCGTCAGGGTCAATGTCGGAGTCAGCCCGACTGTTGAAGCGCAATGGGGGACGGGCGGAAACAATGTGCCGAATGTCATGAACAAAATGCCTCCGATGGTAGTCCGCAGACTTACTCCTGAAGAATGCGAATCACTCCAGGGATTTCCCCGTGGTTGGACAAACATACCCCACAAGAAGAAGCCCGATTCGCCGGACGGCCCCAGATACAAAGCCTTAGGAAACAGCATGGCTTGCAACTGCATGCAATGGCTTGGCGAAAGGATTCAAGCTGCGGAAAACAGAACTTTGTGATTTTCCCCGCGTGGGGATTTTTTTGAGTGTTTTTAGGAGTTAGCCATGTCTCTCGTGCTCACAGACAACCAAGAAGTTTCCTTGTCGGTCACGCCGGTCAGCAAGGGCGGGAACGAGGCCCCGGTGGAATCCCCCGAATGGTCATCGTCTGATCCCTCGGTGATCGAGGTGGTCGTCGATGCCGCCAGTCCCCTGAAAGCCCTGGTCAAGACCACCGGCAAGGTGGGCAGCGCCCAGGTCAAGTTCTCCTGCGACGCCAGGATCGGCGACGGGATCAGCCCTTTGCTGTCGACGCTGGATGTCGAAGTCGTTCCCGGCGAGGCCGTCAATGTCAAGATCGACGCCGCCACCCCCTCCGAGAAAGCCTAGAGGTTGCCGCCATGGTGAAGCGCGCCGACTACATTGAAGCCCTCCAGAAGATGAACGACGAGTCTTTCTGGGACGGCATCTATGACAATGTCGAGCGGCTTTACTTGGTGGAACCCCTGATCAACGCCATGCAGGCGTTTGCTGTTGCTGACCAGGCTCTCGCCCTCGCCAAGGAGGTCATCTTCTCCCTGGTGGAGGGCAAGCCCGGCGCCAAGGCGATGGCCGAACTCTTTTTGAAGGAGATGGCCGATGAGTCCGATGGCCCTTGAGGAGGCTGGATTCAAGGAGTTTCCTGTCCCACCCATGTGGAATTGCACAAGGTTGTGGGGATATGCCCGCAAGGATGCACGCGGGCGCCAATTCAACATCAATGTCCGATACTACGACCTTCGCAAATATCACTACAACGCGGAATCCTGGGACGCCATCTCCCAGTTCTGGTTCCGCATCAACGACCGGGAATGCACCACCAATGTGGAACTGATGGATATCGAGGGTATGTCTCCCGAGGACATCGTCGATTGGTTCCATAGCGTCTGGCAGGATATGGGCGCTCATTACGAGAAGAAGTGGGGAGAGTAGGATGCCGAAGCATTGGCATGATTCCATCAGGATTCAGCAACCCGCCGACATGAAAGCGGGCAGGGACGAGATTCAGACGTTGGACATCAAGGTCGAACCCGCAGATGACCGCCACTACATCGTCATCAAGACCAAGCGGTGGGCCTTTGAGGTGGATGAGCTGGACGATTTCATCGCTTATCTCAAGCAGTTGTGTCAGTCGGCCGACCAGGCCGTGGATGAGGCGCTGTCCTCGACCGAGTTCCCTGGCTGTGAAAGCCTGCGTTTGGGAGTGAAGTGATGTTGACCGAAGGCGAACTGAATGCGATCAGCAGGCGGGTGGAGAATGCTACCCCGGGTCCCTGGTTCCCGGCCGCCACCGATGATGATGTGGCCATGAGCGCCTGCTATGTGACCACGACCCCGTGCAGGTTTGAGCATGATAACAAATTTGGTATGGCGCCTGGGACCGCCGATTTTGACAATGTTATTTGTGTGACGCTGTTGCAACACCCTCGTTTGGCCTGCCACAAGTCCGACAAGTGGGACGAGAACACGGAATTCATCGCCCATGCCCGTGAGGATGTGCCCGCCCTCGTCGAGACAACCAGGGCCTTGATGGTAGACAACGGCGAGCTTCAGTCGTTGTGCGGCATGATGAACATGAAAATCGAGAAGCTGGAGCTTTTGTTGAAGGTGATCGCCCGCCACCCGTCCGTGCTCAATCTCCCCATCCGCGACATGGACAACAAGACAACCGGCTCCCTCATCCTGTCGGACAAGATTGACGACATCTCCAATCTGCTGTTCTTGCTGGAGCAACAGTAATGGACATTGAATCCATCCTGGCTTCTGGCTTCAGGGAATTCGGCGTCCCGCCTGGACTTTCGTGCGATCGCTTTTTTCAGAGGCCGGAGCGGGATGAGAATGGCGACTGTTATTTTTTGAACATTGGATACTACGACAACAGGAAATATGTGGGCGGGCACGAAGGGTATCAGGCAGATGTCCAGTTTTACATGGGCGACTATTACGCAAACCTTTCTGTCTCGGTCCCGCGCAACAAGAATATCGAAGAGGTTGTCTGCTGGTTCAAGTCGATGTGGCAGAAGATGGGGGCGGGGTACGCCAGGAGAAATTCGGAATGAACGCCATCACCAAGACGGAAGTTGTGATCAAG